ACCAGCTCGCACTATAGCTACGAATGTTGCAATCCCTGCATATGATCCTTGTGGGAGAAGAGGTTGCCACAACATCATCAATGGCTCAGCGGCTAAAAATATAGCCGCTGTAATACCAAGAGCCATCTTCATTTTCTTTGACATGTGGAAACCTCCGTTATAGTTAATCAGAATGGTGTGATACCATAGCTGGTAGACAAAAGATTACTCAGATAAGTCATATTAGCATCTACCTGAGCTTGTGTTAGTACAGCATTTTGAAGTATAACCAACCCGATATCACTACTGCCAGTCTCACCAGATAGACTACCACCAATTAGAAGGTTGTTGCCGCTGTAGAGAGTTCTGGTAGTAGCTATTGTTGGTGTACGCCATGTGGTTGCACCAGACTTACGCCAACCTGTTTGGGCAACACCATCAGAGCCTACAATACCAGCGAAACCATTCCATAGAGAAGTGTTTGCACCCGCTACAGAAAGTGCTGCTGAACCGGAAGACGCTGCCGACATATCGAAGTAGTTTTGCAGGTTGTTAGTCTCAAGCCATTGCATAGCGTCACCACGGAATTGCCCACCAGTGAATCGCCTGTTTGTGATCAAACAAGCCCTGTCTCCGGTGACAGCAGCCAACTTCGGTTTAGCAATTACGGTCCAAGTACGATCAAGTCCGGTGTTCAACCCGGTGTCAAAATAGTTGGTAGCGTTCATTGTCATACCAAAACTACTTACAGTTGGTGCCCCAAGGACAGACAAAGGTTTGGTATCGTCTGCGTAGTTTCTCAGGGAAGTGCTAATACTCCCACCAAATAAGTAAAGACCGACAAGACCTTGCGGAAATGGTAGCGTGATGTTGAGAAAGCTTAGGATATTTAAGTGAGTACCGGGAAGTACAACACTATCACCCAGCTTTACATAATTAGTTGTAGACATTTTTTAATCACCTATCGTTAAGGAATTTTACACAAAGCCTTCCTGCATTGAAAGCAGCTCCAGCGTTGTTCAAGTGGAAAGAATCGGCAAACATACCTAAGGCATTCATTTGAGCATAAGTACCAAATTCGTCGTAAAGGCTATAGAATTCACAACCCTTGTTTGCTGCAACCCTACTCATGGCATCCCTGAAACTACTGAGGGGTAGAGTTGCTACACCATCTGTTTTAGCAGGGGCTAACAGGATAAAGGCTGCTGTTGGGACAGCGGACCTATAAGTATCGATGATAGTTCCCAAATGAGTTTCATAGTCAGAAATGGTTACACCAGTTCTATAATCATTTGTGCCTAGAATGATTACAACAACGTCCGGGTCCAGTTTAGCAGCGTAATATGGAATCTGGCTAGAGTAGGCAGCAATATTCTGAGCTATAGCTCCAGAGTTGCCACTCTTATTTAGGATAGCCCCAGCTACAGCAGAACGTGTAAAATAAAGCCCGTGCAAACGTACTGTACCAGTATTACCAATTGTCCTGACTTCAACGATTCTTGGGGTATTATCCGCGAGTCCTGTCAACTTTACAGACTTAGTAGTCTCTGTATTCCCACACACAACTGTCTGCCAGTCAGCCCCGTCGTAAGCTCTGTATTGGAAAGTGCCATTCAAGTCTTGGTAGAAAATCTCTACTTCAGTGCAAGTGATATCCTGAACCAAGTATCTCGCATCTGATGCGGTCGTGTACATGGATTGTCCATCAATACCACAACCATGATCCGGTGCAACACCAGTGACAGAAGAGTCATACTGAGTCCAAACACCAACCAGTGTGCCAGTGACACCATTTAGGGTGTTGGTCCCTGTATTTACACTTACCCAACCGTCTGCACTCTTACCAAACAAATCATACAACCTGTCAGCAATAGCTTGTGGTACTGGGGAGAGTTGTGTCCAAGAGTCACCAGTCATCAAAACTTTAACTTGCGATAAAGCACCAGTTCTAATCTTAGCCGCATTAGCTCTATACTTGTAGAGTGTTTTCGAATCGGAGAAAGTCTTGGCTAGGTTGATTACAGGTGAAACACTTGCTGTGATGGATGTGGCAAGACTCGGAGAAATGCCAGTAGCCCCCAGAAGTCCATTCTCTAGGTAGATTGGGACGTTGCCCACAGAGTCTACTACAACTGGAACTAAACTATTGGAGCTGTCGTTTGTTGGAATAATAGTTCTAAGGCCGATGCCTGCGGAAATTACACTAATCAGTGCAGGAGATACCCCTGTAGCAGCGAGCAAACCGTTTTCCAGATACAGCGGAACATTACCAACAGAGTCTACGAATAGTGGAACTAGGCTGTTTGTAGTTGGGTATGTTGGCACCAAACTATCAATGTAAGATTTACTTGCATACGTCCCTTGTTGGACAGCCACACCAGCATTATTCAAGTATAGAATCAGGAAGGTATTACTGTTTGGCACAGGTACGCTGAAATACTTGTTTGTTGTGGAGTTTGTAGCCGCTATACCTGTAGCAGTGTCTGCATAGATATTAACACTACCAAGAACAGCAAGTGCTGTTGTTGCAGATACACTCGCAGATGCAGCACTTGCAGCACTCTCATCTGCCTTGGTAGCAGAGGCTGTTGCACTTACTTGACTTGCTGTAGCAGAACTAACACTTTCAGCCGCTTTAGTAGTGGCTAACTCAGAGCTGGATTCACTACTGCTAGCACTTGCTGCGCTCTCTGTTGCAGATGTTTGACTTAGTGCAGCGCTGCTAGCCGAATCAGTTGCAGAGTTACTGGCTTCTGTGGCTGACACGGCAGCGGCATTCTTACTAGCCAATGCACTTGCTGCGTCTTCTCTTACTTGTTGAACAAGCGGGTTAGATGCTGCTACATCCCCAAGGAGGATCAGAGCATTGATGTTTGTTTCTGTTGTATTCTCGTCGATAACAATCGAACCAATCGTCTGTAAACCATCAGAACCAGAAACCACTACAGAGTAGTTCCCAAATGGACAGTCTACAGAATACTCTCCATCTTCGTCAGTACGGAATCCCGCAGCAACGCTCTTCAAAACTTGCTCAGATGTGGACTTAGCAACGAGCTTCACATAAGAGTCTTTAAATGGTTGTCCATTTGGTAGCAGTAGTATTCCAGTTAGGATCATAATATATTTCCTTATGTAAAGCTGGCGTATGCAAGTGCCAACTTCGTATGATAATTATTCTTCATGTACTCAGGCCCGTTGTACAACTTGGCAAACTTGGCCCATTCTTTAGCTCGTAGTGCAGCCAGCATCCCCGGATTGATTTTGATGAATCTCACAAACATATCCAGTTGACTGCCTTCGCTTTTATACGCAGCATTGACGAATGCTTGTACACTTGGATATCCCAGAGCCTTCCAATGAAAACCCATGATCTGGAACAATCCCCATGAGGCACTTTGCAATGCACATTCACGATCAATCGCTACAGCCTTGTCAAGTCTTGTGTGTTCAGCCGCACCACCTTTGTAACCTCCTGCCTTGGGGTCTACAACGTCGCTCAGGGCTGGCTCTTTACCAAGCTTAACCTTGAGTAGTTTGTACATCCAATGACGCTCAAAGAGGATCACAGGAGCCCCAGAAGGGAGAAAGCCGCTTCCACGGCTCTCCACTTTGGTGACTGCCTTAATGCAAGCCACTTCAACCCCAAGGGTTTCAGCCGCTTGCTTATAGTCGTTATCTGTCAACATATTATTGTCCAATAGCTCGCCACATATAGGCTGTGTATGTATTGCTGTATCCGTGGTGGAATGTAAAACCTCCAGCATCCATAGACTTAACTGTTGCCATACCACTTTCATTAGAAGCTAGTTCAAATCGAGTCATTGTGATGTTCCAGCAATTCGAGTTAAAGCCTCTTGGGAAGTTAACGCGTTGGACGCTTGCTCCACCTCCCATATCGAACATACCCCACTGTTCGATGATACCGTTAGGGTGTTGCATCCATCCATTGTATCCACCAGAAGCACTGAAGTCCAAACTACCTGTAGTACCAATCGCGTTCATCGTAGCAGCGGAGCCAAGGCCAAGACTGTTACGAGCTGCCTGTACGTTTGTTAGGTCATTGAGGTTGTTTGTACGATTCAACCAAGTGTTGCTGGCCAGTGTTGCAGCGGAGCCAAGGCCCAAGTTACTACGTGCCGTTGCCAAGTTAGTCAAACCTGCCAAGTTGTCAGCCTTCAGAAGAATGCTAGAGAGTGCTGTAGTGGCTGTGGAGGTTAGTCCAAGGTTTGTTCTGGCTAGAGACACGTTAGCTACATCTGCTAGGTTTTGACCAGCTCTCAGGAAATATGTCTCCGGTTGAGTGGCAGTAGATGTTAGCCCAAGGTTGGAACGTGCGATCACTGGGCTGTTGAGGTCGGATAGGTTATTGCCACGTGCAAGGAACAAGTCACTGCTCATTGTCGCGATATCACTAAGCCCCAAGTTAGCACGGGCTGTTGCAACGTTGCCCAGTCCCGCGAGGTTCCCAGACTTCTTGAGATATACCGAACTGGCTTTCAACGGTGTGATGGCTGTAAGGTCATCTGTACCAGTTTCTGTGATACCTGTTGTAGCGAGCTTGACCACACCAAGGGTGGATTCAGTTGCTTGTG